CAAAATAGGTCTAAGTTGCGAAAACGCTGGGGGTTTCAGGAAGGAGAGAAAATAACCAATACGAAGATTCAAGAGAAAGCATTAGAGGAGAAAAGAAGTGATTATGAGTGTAGCAAAGCAGAGGTTGAGTCAGCAAAATAAAGATAAGTATTTTTTAGATATAGCTCATATTGTAGCTTCTAGAGCTACGTGTCCTAGACGTAGAGTAGGATGTGTCTTAGTAGATTCTAAACAACATATTGTGGCTACGGGATATAATGGGGTGCCATCAGGTTTTACTCATTGTACAGAGATTCCGTGTGAAGGAGCAGAATGTCCTTCAGGAACTGGATTAGATTTATGTGAAGCAATTCACGCAGAAGTAAATGCTTTTTTACAATTACGTTCTGATGATGAATTAACGGCTTACATGACTATTACGCCGTGTTTTTCATGTAGTAAGATGTTTGCGAATAGTAATGTTAAACGTATTGTAGCATCAGAAGAATATATTCATGAACAAAGCCGTAGTATATGTTATAAAGCAGGAATTAAACTTCATTTAATAGAAGGAGATTAATATGGGGGACTTGATTACAGATATAGTAGAAGCCATTAAAAATAGTTTGAGTAGTAATTCAGAAGAATTACAACAAAAATTAGAATTAAAGGATGCACTACCCATTCAGATACTTGGAAATAACATAACTTTTACTATACCAAAGGCACAAAAATTAGATGGGTTATTGAGTCAGCCAAATTATACTAGAGTTCCAGACACTGAGCGTAAGAAGAAAGATGGAACTACAGTAAGTGTTCGGGGCCATAAACGTAGAACAACTAAGCCTACGTTAACAAAAGTCATAGAAGCCTGTGAAGCAGATGAAGCTGATGTACAAAAAACTACTGATGTTATGTCTGAGTTTATTACGCAACGCATCCAAATAGGGTTGGGAAATTTAAAGGCATCTTCATTGTAAGGAGGAGTTATGGACGCAAGTAAAGTGACCCCATTACAGGAATACATAATTGCAAAGCATTCACGAATGGTGGGCAGAGTATTAGATTTAGTTGAGGCTGCAATGCCAGAAGGAACGCAATGCGAAAAATTGAAGAAATTAGCACAAGTTCCTTTATATGATTTCAGGAATGAAATACTAAAATTAACTTTTGCTAGTGATGTTCCAGAACTTGTTGAATAATATTGAAAGTTTTTCAGAATATTTAGTATAATAAGTTAGTACGAATATCGTACATATATAAGCTTTTGGGAGTCGGAGGTGGCTTAGACCAACTTCCTTGGCAAAAAATATACGAATGGAGGTATATCATGGCAGATTCGGATATTATAGAACGGTTGGAGAAACAAATCGAGGGCAGTAACCTCGCTCTTGCTGCCGTTGCCGAGGTGTTGCATAAGATGGACTCTCGACTAACGAAGGCCGAGGATGATGAGTTTGAATTATCACAAGAAGAGGAAGACCAGGTTGAAAAGCAAGAGATAATTAAAGCTGTGGCGGGTGAAGTTTATGGATTGATTAAAGCCGATAACCCTGATAATATGGGACAGTGGGGTGAGGGTGGAGATTATACTGTTAGTGTCCAGGGTTCGTCAGGAAAAAGCGGTACCATTTCTGGTGGTGCAGATGATTCCTCAAAGGCTACGAACACCGATAGTAAAACTGAACATGCCAAGCGTACTTTTCAAGCTATGCAGAAGCAATTGAATTTGCTGAAAGAACAGTTGGGAATGGATGATGACGATTTAGAGAAGGCTGGGTATGGAATGGCTAAAGAAGACCCTCCCATGGATGACGACGAGGAAGAAACTGAGGAAGAGAAAAAGAAACGAGAAGAGGAAGAAGCAGGAGAAGAAGAAGGGGGAAGCGGTGGCTTTCCTGTACAGGAAATGGCTAAAAGTATAGCCCAGATTCAAAAGATGGTTTCCTCTAAGAGTAAAAATATCCAGAAAATGGTTCAAAATGAAACTGAGGAACGTTTGAGGAAAATGGGTTTCCGTGAAGAGAATGGCCTAAATAGTCCTCGACTCATTCGCTATGATGATGCGTTGGGTGTAGATAATACTTCTCCTATTCGCAAAGCTGCTAGTGCCGATGAAACTGTTGACCAGATGATGCAACTATCTTATGGTGAATTGCGTCGGTTGCAGGAACAAATTGAATCTGGTGAGACTAGTGGTATTCCTAGGGAGTTGTTGGAAGGTTTCTAATTCCAAAATTTGAATTAAGGAGAAACGATTATGGCTAATCCATCCCTTGCTGAGTATATTGCTCAGTCACAAAGAGGGCTTTACCAGAGTGTTTTCGGCCCTGGTTTTATGAAGAAAGCTGGTGCTGGTATTGGAACCCCGTTCCAATCTAGCAATACTGGCATATTCACTGCAACCTATGGACGGAAAGTTTGGCAAGCTTTGAACAACCAAACTCGTTTCTTTAATGCGGTACCCCGTGTAGTGTGGGGTAACACGGCTGGTTGGCGTATCAGGTCTGACCGTGGTGCGAATCGCTCCCGTCCAGTGACGGAAGTGGGTTCCATTCCAACCGTTAACATCTCTGCTATTCAGACAGTATCGAGCTTGCCTCGTATTGTCTCTACTACTTTTGGTGCGTCAGTCAAGTCCGTCTTTACGGCGCAGTTGGAAGGTGGTGTTGGGGATGTGCTGGCGTTGGAAAATGAGAACGCACAGCTTGACCACATTAAGGAATTGAACGAGGAACTACTTGCATTGTCGGCTGTTAGAGCCAGTGCGACTACTAACGATACTACGGTGCGAGTTGGTACAAATAATAATCTCGTTAAACATTTTAAAATAGGCGATGAAGTAAATAGATATGATGCGAGTGCAACGACTCATGACATTACTGGCGGTAAAACCGTTGGTGGTGCTAGTGCTGTATCTCATGATGCTGGTCTTGTCACTTTGGACGATACTGGTTTGTCCGATGCTTGGGTAGCTGGCGACATTATGTATATATACAGTCGTGCTGGTTTTTCGTCTTTGGACGATTTAGTAGCAGAAGATGATTGGGCTGCATGCGGCGGGGAAGCCCGTTCCAGGGCCTTTGACTTAGGCATTGGCGGTTCTACAGGTAGGGTTGCTGGTGGTTGGAATGCTGCTGCTACGCTATTGCATAATAGCGGTGTAGGCCGTGACCTATCCCTAAATCTGATTGATACTTGTATCCAGAAGATAAGGGAAAATGGTGGCGAGCCTAAGCTAATTTTGATGGGACATGACCAATACTTCAGGCTGGAACGGTTGTTGAACTCCCAGCAACGGTATATGGGTCAAGAGGAATATCAAGTCGGTATTGGTTCTGAGAGAACTTTCCCAGGTACCAGAACTGGTTTGGTGTTGGCAACCTATATGGGTATTCCAATTCTTCCTGATGCGGATGTGCCTAAGGGTTGTAGTGCTACTAGTACGGTAATGGGTTCTAACGTCTATGTCCTAGACACAGACTATTTGGAATTGGCTATTGCACAACCCACTCAGTATGTGGAAAACCGTGACTATTTCGCAGCTAATGCGTTGGTGGTTAGGGGCCTTCTGTATACCATGGGTGAGATGCGTTGCAAGAATTTCTGGGTTCAGGCTAAAATTACTGACCTCAACGCCTAAATCCACTACCACTGGGGGGTGGGAGCCGCTAGGCTCCTGCCCCTCCCCTATGTATAAAAAACACTTGGAGGAAAAACATCATGGGACTTACTTTTAATAGCCGTGATAATCGAGAATTCAATAAAGGTACAGACTTTGCCCGTGGCGTTATGGGTAATAAGAAGTATGTGGAATTTGAATTTAACACGTTAGCCACCACACCTAACTATGGAACAGGTATTGACATATCTGGTATTAATTCTAAGTTTGGTTTGGCTTCTGTTTCTCATTGTGAGATAGAAACTAAGGGTGGGTTTGTGTTTAACTATGATGCAGCTACTGATAAGATTCATATGTGGCAGTCAGATAACGGCGGTGCATCGGTTATGGTAGAAGAAACATCTGGCGCAGTTCCCGCTGCTGTAGCTAATGTAAGGGGTATGGCTTGGGGACACGATTAATGCTATGCCCACAAACACTGATACTGATTTAAACATAAAACTAGCCGTTTATATGGAACGTCTAGATTCATATATAGAAAGCCAAACTAGATTAACAGAAACTCTATGCTCTAGATTTGAAGAGATTGGTGACGAAATAGATGAACTTAAACATTGGAGAACTAAATTGTATGGGGTTAAATCTGCTTTTGTTATAATTAGTGTAATAGCGATGCATACAGGCATGGTACTAGGAAGCTTATTCGCTATGCTAACTTGGTTCTCTAAATAGGTAGGAGTTTTAAATGCCAAATTCTATACATTTTTCTGAGGACTGGTCTGCATGGGAAGTAGACCCAAGTACCAGAACAAGTGTCCATGCTTGGACAAAGTACGCCCCCATTGATATTACTATAGGTACTACAGCAGTTGATATATTTACAGTTGCTAGAGGAATGCCGTCCGTTAACTTGGTTAAGAATCCGTCCTTTGAAGTAAATACCCTAACTGATTTTACGGTTTCAGGTTCTGCTATTGCACAAAGTAACGCTCAAGCTGCTATTGGGGCATATTCCCTTTTAGTTAATCCTGATAATTCTGCTGCTGGTGAGGGTTATTATTGGGCACATAACTTTGCGGGGGCTGGTGAAGATAGTTCTCATATCTGTGCTAGTGTAGAAGTACGTGGAGCTTCAGCTTCAGGGACTGTTAAAATAACTGTTGAAAATGCTAGTGGTACTATATTGGCAACTGGTACTACGGTTACTTTATCTACTGGTTGGCAAAGACTTACAGTGAGTTGTGAAATTCCTGAAAGAGTTGCTGCTGAATATAGGGTAGCAGTTCGTACTGCTGCTCAACACAATATTACTTGGTATAATGATAAGTGGCATGTAGAACAACGTAAAGATGGTATTGTCCAACCTTATGTAGATGGAACTCTTGGAGTTAATTATGAGTGGTATGGTACTGCTAATCTATCAGCTTCTAGGCTTAGGACAGGAATTGTTGCTGTTAGGGGATTTAGATTAAAGAATGGGCATGGTTCTCAAACAGTTAATATTGCTTTAGATAATACTGCTACTGCTGCTGGTGCCACTTCTACAGGTGTTCTCCTTAAAGCTGGAGAAACTTGGGAACCCCCTTGGCCTATTGATATTAGAACCAGAATTTCTGCTATTGCTTCTGGTGCGAGTACTCAAATATACGGGGTTGTTTGGGGTATACATGAGGGCTAATGAGTGTAATTACAACAAGCAATATTATAAATAAACCATTTAATAGTCTTAAATGGTTAGAGAAAGCAGATACAGGTAAAGTTACTCTTGAAGATATAGGAGATGCATTAGAAGAGTTTGCTCGATTATTTAAAGCGGGTATTGCTTCTAAAGCAGAAACTTTAACTCTCTCTAGAGCTTTCCCTTCTAATAG